CGCCAGGTGTTAAAAAGTGTAGTACGAGTTGGATGCCCGGAAAAGACCGTCCCAGTCATCTTGCCAACCATTCCAGTCTTCGAGACGAATTTCATTACGGTGGCACTGAGGATATCAACGACGTATGGGATGAGGAATTTGGGGATTTCGGTGCGTTCGGCGACTCGAGCGAGGTACGTGCGCATGAAGTGGTGGTCGACCATCTCTATGATTTCGGCGTGTTGGTGCGCGTCGTGAGAGGATCCATCATATGAATACCAGTCTTCGGAAGTGCTGGGAATGTTACGTTTCAAACATTCATTGCGAATTTTCTCGGCGAGTCCTTCTTCGGAGTAGCCTGAGATGAAACCGTCTTCGCACTTTTTGGCTATTTTGATCATCAAACGCGCCAACATAGCTCCGACGGCTTTGAGTTCAGCCGAAGGGTTGAATAAACAGCGAGGACGAACGTTCTGGACGAGATCATGATGCACCTCGTTGGTTTTCGAAAATTCTTCGAGGATGCTCGGGATTTTGCATTTTTCCAGAAATCGTTCCCATCCCTGTTTGTACACAGTCCTTTTCGAAGGGTCGGAATTTTCGAGGAAGTGGTCGAAAGTACACTCTTCAGGTTCGAGGGCTTCAATGGCTTTGAGGATAGTATCTTCTTTGCGAGAACAGTATAGACTAACAAAGTTTTGGAAAATGGAAAGTACGTACAAATTGGGTCTGCAGATGGTATTGAATTGCCGCGCGAAGAGGGCCGCCTCGCAGTTCAATGGACATGAACCGAAGTGGATCGGGGTTTCAGGACTTTTCCGGTCGGCATATTCAGGGCGACATTTGCATTGTTGTGGTTCACTACCCTGGAGGATTTCGAGATTGCCGTTGCCGACGAAATGAAAGAATTTCTTGCAGTCTTCCTGTTGGAAATGCCTGGCGGTCAGAAGCTTGACTTCGTGGTCTTCTGGTTTCGTGGCCCGACCAGCAGCTCTGTTGACGGTTCGGTCGGTCTTGATGCCTGGAGCGGTCAGACCGATCATTTTTTCAAGCTGCCAAGGGAAGTAAGTGTTCCAAGAAACCATGACGGCGAAAGCCCAAGGGAAAGAGAGCTCAAAGTAAGCGACGTAACTCCATATCAGAAGATTGGAAATAGGCCAGCCGAGGTAAAAAACGAAAAGCCGGTACATGGAGTTAAAGAATATGCGCATGTTTCGCAGGAAGTGCTCTTTCTTGTGATTCCAACAGCGATAGACGTTGGCTGCGTTGCACACGAAAAGAGTAAATTGAAATAGAGAATAATCAATGGTGTAACAAAGAGCAAAGCTGAACAAAAC